CTGTAGGATTTGAGATTGCGGCAAGATACAGGTGCTTCCAATGTATCTTGGATATAATGACTTAGATTTGTGCATAGGATTCCGCCGCGCCCCTGAGATATATTATATTCCAAGATCTTTGTGCGTTGCTGCTTCAACCATATCTTGTCCTGTTTCGCCCAAGCATAAAAGTCATAGTACCTTGAAGGACCTTTGTATGCTGTAACGCCGCATTCACGCAAACCTGTGAAATCTGCTGGAGAAACACAAGGACAGCGACTCAGTGTTGCAGTTAGATCATCGATCATGCCCCCCCGGTTTTGCCAACCAGGTATTTCAGATGAAAGTTGGCAAGGTTCATCAGGATTAGAACTGATTCTGTACATATCCTTGTACCTCCAAGATGAAATGTGTATAGAATCGCTTGTTATTTTCAGTTTGTCATGCAGACTGCGTAAATAATAAGCCTTCCAGACAAGGTTTGAGCTGAATATTTCATTCAGATACCTTGACTGTAAACACAACTTGCCGAAATCCCCCATAGAGAGAAGTGGTGCAAGGATGTTAATAAAAGTTTCGTGAGGAATTTCCTCGAGCATTTCAATTATATTTTACTTGTTGATTTGCTGCTTTGATATGAAATAATTTACTTTAATATTTCAAATTTATTATATGAATAAAAAAAATTATATTACATTATTTTAATATATTTATGACCTGTTTTTTAGTAGAGTAAGAATAAAAGTATATTTTTCATGTAGTTCAGTTAGTTCCGCCCTTGATTCTTCTGCTCCATCTTTCAGTCCTTGTTTATAAGCTTCTTCCACCTCTTCTTTAATATTAATTGGTACCTTTTCTGAAGAGCATACAGGACATGTTGTTTTCAACATACACTCCATACAGTAAATATGATCACAATTTACATTACAAAATCCATAGTTCCCATTAATATTATTGAGACATACAGGACATACTGTAACTTCAGTCATATCTTTAGTAAGTTATTATAGTTATATGAATTTTTTTAAATATTAAATCAAATTTATAACAACATTCATAAAATAAATTTGAAATTATGTTTAGATAATTGTATAAATTCAAGTAAAGAACATATTCAGAATATACTAAAGAACATATTCAAGAACAATCCAACGAATAACAAACAAATTATGAACAATATCATGAACCTCATGCTTACTGTCACCTTCCTGTTCACAATGAACATCACTTCTGCCGAGGAACCCGATGGTGACAAAGTTAAGATGCGGGATGTCGAAACACTCCTATTCAGGAAAGAAATGATGACAACCGGACGCAGGTCAAAACCTGTATCCCAGATGATATGTGAAGGACATCCTTGTAAAAAGAACGCACCCGATTCTATCTCATGTAAAAACATTGGATGGGATGGCAAGGATCCAATCTGGGATTGTACGACTTCTGAGATGAAGGATACTAAATTGAGCAAAATCGAAGTTCAGTGCGAAGGATACGAATACCCTGATGATCCGAATATTCTTGTGGGAAGTTGTGCTGTAATCTTTCAACTAAATTACAAGGATGAAGTAATCAACTCTCTTGATTGGTCCCGCACACGTCCTGACCGTAAAGATGAACCATCACCATTAGTCGGATTAATGATTATGACCGGTATGGTTTGGGGTATGTATTCATGCTGCTCTGCATTAGACGAAGAAGGGGATCGGACACCATTTGTGGCAGGTGCTGCCGCGGGAGTTCTGGGTGCGTCCCTGTGTAACAGTCGTTCTTCTTCTTGGGGTGGTGATAGTTCTTGGGGGGGAGGAGGTGGAAGTTCTTGGAGCAGTTCTTCTAGTTTCGGTGGTACCTCTCGCCGCTAAATCATATAAAACTAAATAAATCAAAAAAAATTAAAAAATAAATAAACGGAAAAACATCAAAACTATAAAATATTTAAGGATTTTAATCCTTTTTTTAATATTTCTTCGATTACATTAACAGTCATAGAATTACCTATTAATATTTTCATTCTGTGGTCAGATAATGATAATATTTTACCAGATGGATTAAATCCTTGTAACTTGAAGTATTCTTTTACAGATGCTTTTCTTTCCATAGGAACACACCACATATTAGGTTGTGCTGTAATACAAGGAGCCCATTTATCAGAATTTGGAAAATTAGCATTCCTGAAACCAGTATCTATAAATACAGCATTCTCTGGAACATTATTAAATAATTCTTTATTAGATTCTTTTTTTTCATTCTTAGATTTATTAGATTTATCTACAAAATCATTTATATTTAACATTGGAACTGATTCTGGGAAAGTATAATCACATTTTTTGTATTCATTTAATACACCTATTATATATAATCTATCTCTGGATTGTGGGATTCCTAATTCTTTAGAATTAATAACTTTATAATGAATAGAATATTTATTAATATCATTTAACCTTTTTAAAATATCATTAAAATATGATCCATTATTTAATGTGACTAATGTTTTAACATTTTCTAAGATGAAAAACTTCGGCGAGACAGTTTTTATTACTTTTATACAATCTTCAAATAAATTTAATCGAGGATCTACAGATGTTTTATACTTATTTGCTCTGCTATAGGGTTGACACGGAAATCCTGATACATAAATATCAATATATGGAATATCTTCAGGTTTTCTTTTAGTCATATCATTAAATAATATTTTAGGATTGTGATTTTTATTAATATATTCCGTGGCATATTCACTTATTTCGGAAGAGAATTCATGTTCATAATTTAAATTATATTCATTACATATATTTTTTAGTGCTTCTATAGGTGCTTCAATTCCAGAACAATCTGTACCTATTTTTAACATTATATATATAAGTATTTGAAAATAATTTTAAATTTATTTTATAAATTTGATTTACAACTTTTAAAAATATTTAAAATAATTTAATAATGAATTATCCTAAAAATTCTCGTACTGCTCGGGCTCTATACGATGCCAAAAAGAGTATGAAAGAAGCCGAGGAAAAAACGAAACAAGCAAATGAACTTTATGAAAAAGCATTACGCCGCGTCAAACTCAAAGATATTTTAGATGAATATAGTATTGATGAAATTCAGGATATTGTTGAAGAAAAGAAAGAAGATGAAAAAGCATTAAAAGAAGCAGAATTAGAAGATGATATTCAATTTGTCGATTGTGAGAATTCAACCGATGATGATATTGAAATTACAGATAGTTTAAGTCCTGTTCCTTCTGAAACATATGATGAAATTGTACCATTATTTACATATTTTGATAAAAAAGACAAACTATTTGTCCATCAAGAGTACGGTCAAGGACCGATTCGTTGTAGAGAAATATTAACTGGAAAACTATTTCATGGCGTCGTTGAAAAAGATAGAGTATTCAAAGATGGAACCGTCAAATCCGGAGCACATGAACTACACTCTTTCTTCCAAAAAGTTAATGGCGGCACAGTATGGAATAAAAAATGGGATACAATTTTAGAAGGAACTCAATATTGCAACAATTGTAAATTAATTAAAGTAAACAAGAAAACAAGTTGGTACAAATGTCAAGGACATTAATAAGATATTAAATTTATTATATAATATATATATGAATATACACCCATTATGGTTTATATGTATTTTTTTTAGATTATCCTTATTATTAATTATTAGATATATTATAAAACTAAATAAAAAAAAATATGTTAGATATTTTTTATCATCTATTTTATTATTATTTGGAATAGGGTTTATGTATAAAGGAATGACTGGATCTAATAATGAAACACAGATAATTAAGGTATTTTGGCATGAAACTAGATATGTCCATGGAATATTATATATTTTATCTAGTATTTATTTATTCAATAATAATTTAAATATGTGTTCTTTATTATTATTATCAGATTTATTATTTTCAATATCATATAGAGTATTCCTAAAAAAATAATCATCTAACATTCCATATTGATGAATAGTTAGATAATATTTTTTTTTATTTATTTTGATTATTTATATTTTTATTCGTTTTTGATTTTTTCTACATATGTTTTTAGTTTTTCAATGCGAGATAACATTCCTTCATTCTTAATTTTTAATTCCCATTTATTCAATATTTCATAAACTTTCTCTTCATGAATTACTAAATATTCAAACCATTTCACTTTTATCTCTTTTTTCATTATTCTGATACTAATAGATTCAAAATCTTCTTCTAAACAATGATCATCTATACTATAAACCTTATTTCCATCAGTTATGAAATTTCTAGCACAATGATCATTTGCACCAATTACCAATCTTATCATAAAATTCTCAAACAAATCCATGAAATTGTCCTCATTTATATTATCAAAATTATAATTATTGTTTACACCATTATAGATATAAACATTTGTTTCTATTTTACTACTCTTCAACTCTTTTTTAGTAAAATCATAATCCAATAAGCTATCTGACTTCATCCAATTCTGTCCGAATAAATTTATGAATTCCACATTCAAATGATTCATATCTAATGCCTTCTTAACTATTTCAGATCTCATGATTTGTTTTCTCATTTTTATTTCTATAGGTCCTTTCAAGACATACTTTTTACCATCTTCTAAAGAAGTAGCGAAATATACTTGTGGTTTCCCTCTACTAGTAATCAGTTGTACTTGTACTACATCTTTAAATCCAGGAATTTTCTTTTCAAATGAACCACCAGCATCCTCAACATCTGTCTTTTCATTTTCTATATCTATTTCTATCTGTTCTTTCCATTTCTTATATAAGACCTTTGTTTTACCATTTCCCAGATTTTCTTCATCATCCAAATATACTTTCTTACATTCAGTAGCATACCTATCACCTTCTAATCCGTATATGTTTTCATTCACTACGAGTGAATTATCAAAGAAGAACTTATATCCACTAGTTCCTCCCGATACATGTTTATCTTTCACCCAGAAAGGTAACTCTACAAATTTCCTAGGTTCTAACAGTTCTATATCTAAAGAATACTCTTGATTTAGTTCTGGTCTCCTATTAAACATAATATATGCTGCCCATACTAAATTATTTCTTCCAGAAAATGAATATAATTTACAATATTTCTTTCCAATGTATTCACGAATACTCTTGAAATCGTCTCTGCGAACACATTCAGTCATTTTTACAGACTCAATCATTTCTTCTTCCTTAGGAACAATCTTATTCATACTATAATGCAAAGCCAAACGAGATAACCAAGCAGTATCATGTGTCTTTTTCAATCTGCAACATATTGCCACATATTTAAATAAATCTTCATCAGAACATTCTACGATTTCATTACTTAATTCTATATGACCTATATCTTCATTCGTAATATAAACCAGTCTTTTTCTCAAAGAATTAGGTGTACCTTCATCAAACAGTACTCTAGAATAATATAAACATTCTTCTTCCATCCCTCTTCTCATACATTTCTGAATAACAGAATATAACAATCCGATACTCCCTTCACTAGTCTGTTTTCTCAGAAATGCCATCAGTTTTTGTTTATATATATTAAATTTGAATTTTCAAATTTACTTTAAGAAGAATAATTTAAATATTATATATATTATATAATGTTAAAAGGAGGCGGAAAATGTTCAATATGTGGTTCTCCCGGAGTAACTAAAGCAAGTTGTCCTTTAAATCCTTCTGCTAAAAATCCTAAACCAGACAAGCACCCGATGGCGACATCATCCAAGAAAGATTCATCTAATAAGAGCGATCCCCCTGTAATTGAACCCACGCAACCTGTCGCACCAAAACAAGATAATTCAGAAACATTATATGAAATAATTAATGATATAAAAGTATCATGTCCTGACCAAGAACTAAATTTAGATTTACTTAAAAAAAATATAAAGGATAAAAAACTGGTTGCCAAATCCTTAAAAAAACCAACGAAGGATTCCTCATTAAATGTTGAACCTGATCTAAATTTAGCACAGCTTCAAAAAGATGTAAAAAAACAAAAAGATAAAAAGTCCAAAAATAAAAAACCAGCACCCAAAAAACCTAAAAAAGGTAAATCTGTTATAAATCTTAAAGATTACCTTGTTCCCGGATACATTATGGAAGAAAAACTATTTAGTGTTACAGTAAAAAAACAATTATTATCAGATGAGGCAAATGCTATAGTTGTACTAGTTACTGATAACCGTGATGGAGGAAAAGAATATGTTCTCAAGGCTGAATTACAAGGAGGAGGAGACCCGCAAATTCATAATGAAGTAAATATAATGAGTATGATAGCACGAGGTACTCATTATAATTCTACGATCATTCATATTAAAGATAAAGATATTACAAAAGGAGGTATACCTTTCTTGAAGGTATGGGGTCTGGGCGGGTCGCCTCAGATTCACCATACTATAAGCAATGGCGGACCTAAAGTTCGCTGTCTTGTTGAGGAAAAATTAGATGAATCTTTAGCTCAATATGCTAAAAAGGGTTTGACTATTCCTCAAATAAAAGAAATGGCTCGTGAATATTTAAAAATTTTACAATATATTCATTCTAGAGGATTTGTTCATTCTGATATTAAACCCCCTAACTTAATGTTAAAACATGAAGGTGGTGATATCAAATATTATATTATTGATTTTGGAATAACTACTAGATATACAATTAAAGGTATGGCTCATAGAGGTCAAGGCACCCCAGTGTATCAGTCAATATATTGTGAAGAATTTACAGTTAATAAAGCAAAGAGATTCATATCTCGTTTGGAAGATGTAGAAGCACTGGGATTCATATTATTAGAGTTATCTACTGGATCATTACCTTGGTCATTGAAAGATTCACCAATAGGAAGTCGTCTGAAGTCTAAATTGGGAGCAGAAGAATATGCTGAAAAAATAAAAGATTCTAATTTAAGAACTGCCGTTATTCAAATGGTATCAGCTCATAAAGGACACTTCTCTACAGAACCAGAATATAAAAAACTTATTAAATTATTACAATAAAATATCTGTATTACCCCACATTTAATAATTAATCAAATTATATGGTATTTCTTTTGAATTAAAATTTTTAATTATTTTCCCCATATCTAAAGGATCACCTTCTTTTTCTAATATTGTCAATTCAAATGTTTTGGTATTTCTTTCACAAAATTCTTCTATACCGTCCATTTCTTCACATAATTCCTCCATGATTCCTCGGTTCATTTCATCAAAATCTATATCATAATATTCACCTGTTTCTTTTGCTTCTTCTAATAGTTTATCATATGCATATAGCGATTTTTGAAAATCAGCCCAAAATTGTTTATCTTTTATATCGTCCATTACTGTATTTTCTTCTTCATACAAATCAATCCAAAATTGTTTATCTTTTATATCGTCCATTACTGTATTTTCTTCTTCATACAAATCATCCCTAAATTGTTTATCTTTTATATCGTCCATTACTGTATTTTCTTCTTCATGTAAATCAATCCAAAATTGTTTATCTTTTATATCGTCCATTACTGTATTTTCTTCTTCATATTGTAATATTACTTTTGATTCTTGAATATCATTTTCAATAATATAATTAGTAGGTTTCATATCGGCAAATAAGAAAGGTTCCATCGGAATTGATACACAAATACTTGGCACCAATAATGTCAGATATTTCAAGATGTGCATGATATTCATAATATTCATAATGTTGTTTAATATTCTTATAACTATATTTCAAATTTACTATAAATTTGATTTAGATTATACAGAACTTCCAAATATCTAATACAATGAACTTTATCATTTACATTCTATTTATTCTGGAGATTGTTTCACAAATTCACGGATATAATTACGATAAATATAATGGGTTCAACGGTTATACAGGTAATACTGGATCTTTGAATCATAATCCTCATATGCAGGACAAAATCAGATCCAGTTTTAAAAGGCGTAATATGCTTGGTCAAAAGTCAGATAGTGGTAAAACAAAACACATACCATTTTATTCAAAATATAATAAAAGATATGGTAATTTAGATAGTAAAACACACTTCATAGAACCTACGAATGATCCTAAGGTAAATGAATACATATTAAATAAAAAACTTATAAGTGAACCTATTAAAATTGATGATGATGATCTAATCAGAGTTTTACCTGTAAAATATTATGATAAATATTCATTCAAAGATAATTGGGCTAATTCCTGGAAAGATTCAGATGTATGGTAAAAACCCACTAATACTAAATTTGAATAAATATAATAATATATATTTTTTTTATAAATATGGTTGATATTATTAGAATACCTAATATTTCGAGGTACACACAAGAAATAATCAATGATGAATTAATACTTACTCCGAAAAAAATATGTATAGAAGAAGAAGATTTAAATAAATTATGTTTAACATCATCTAATATAAATGAATGTAAAGTTAAAAATTATGAAAATATTATATCTAATAAAAATAGATACAGGTCCATATTAAATGATATATGGAAATCGATGCCAACTCAAAAAATGTTACAAAATACAACATTCAATTGTAAATTGTCTGACGAAAAAGGATTAAATGGATACAATTGGAATAAAGATTTAAATATGTCTATTCAAGGGAAGGACGCCAATAAAACTATGATAGAACTTATTAAAATGGTTAAATTAAATAAATACGGTTTAGATATTTCTATAACATTAAAAGATGGTGAAATAATATATTTTAAAATAGAGTGATTAATCAATTCCTTTCAACATCTTACACCATTGCGAAGGATCATTCTTATCTGGTGGTGAATTAATATATTCCCATATAAATACTCCTTTCATCTTTGGATATGTTTTTTTAACTTTTTTGACTTCTTCTAATGATGTATTAAAATCATCATAATCTCCTCCTAACATACCGAATACAACTTTTTCAGGTGGGTATCCATTTTTTATAATACTATCATATGTTTCTAATGTATATGAATTATAACATTGAGTATTAAACCATTTAATATATTTGCCTTCTTTAGAATTATATAATTCTTTGTATGAAAATCCACCCATGCTGGAACCATCTGTCATTAACGAATCTGCTACAGGCGCCATAGTTATAGTGAAGTCTTTTCCGAAATCTTTAATTAATGTATCAATTAATTTTTTTACATCATTAATATTCACACCTTCTTCGATATCTAAATCAATACCAGATATAAATGGATATTTTCTTAAAAGTTTGAATAATAACGGATAATATAAATCAAAATTACTGAATAAAGCACCATAAGCACCACCTTCACCACCAACCATTAATATTATTTCAACTCCTTGTTCATATACTTTTTGTAATTCTATCCATACATTATCAAATCTTGGTGAATCCGGATCATAATTATTCAAATGAATATATGGGTCATTTTTGTATGAGGAAAAATGAATAGATGATAATATAATTGTATCAATATCTTGAATATGTGAATATAGTTTTTCTAATCCACAGAAACTTTGATAATAATAAATTGTTTTCATATTTATAGGTTATATTATAAATATAATATTTAAATAATAAATATCTTTATTCATTGAATAAATTTGAAAATTTTTATTTAGTTCATACAGATTAAAGTACTGATTTGAATATATTTCAACCAGTAACATATACATAAAAATACTCAAAGAAACAAAAGATACCGCCGTCATGAATGTTTTCGCTGACAAGTTATTCAATGTCCTTGATAATTCGATACCATCTCCACCGGTATCCCCACTCGCATCACCAATGGTAATTGTGTCAACACAACCCTATACCAACCACCTAATTAAGGACCCATATACCATCGAACCTGGTAACCTTGTCTCATACAACATGGGGCGCGGATCTACTAAGCGGGAAGTAGTAGCACGTGTTATATCTGTTTCTGATTCCCGGAAGTCTATCAGGACCGAAGATGGCAGCATTGTGGGAGGAGAGTTTATACCTTCGGGTATTCGCAACAATACCACAAATGATTGTCTTAATACGCCCAGGAATGGTACCCGCAAACTTTTCAAGGTCATCGTTAACACAAAATACACCGCCTCTATCGAAACCACTGAACCCATTAGTTCTCTAAAAAAGACGTCCAAAAAAAACTCAAAACTCCCAAATGAAGACTGGATCATCAAAGGTGATGACATATTGAGATACAAGGAACAATCAAACCTCTTTCAAAAAAAAGGTACAGATTGTCACGAGTCAAAAGCAAACACCTTTTTAGCAAAAATATACCGGGATGAAAATTATATCCAACAATTTACGGTCGGATCTAAACTGAAAAAAAGAGGAGCGAACGCTAAGAATTGGAAAGAAAATGGCGAATATATTTGCCCTTCATTGCATAAAATAGATAATGTCTACCAATCAATAGGACAGGCGGGAGAAGGACCCAAGAAATCGAAATTTGCCAATACTTGGCCGACTTCTACTGGTAAGTCTCCAATTCCTCCTGCTCAATGCAAACAAATTACTAAGTTTTCAGGTGAGCAGTGTAAAAGGTCCTCATATAATTCCCCTTGTGGTTACTGCACGCAACATTTTAAAATGTCCATCAAAAAAAAATAACCTGGGTTCATTCCATCAAACTTAAATCACTCGAACCGAAAAAACAAAAAACTTAAAAAACAAAAAAACAAAAAAAGAAATAATAATAATATTTTTTTTATAATAATTTAAATATGCCAACAGAAATTATTTCAGGATTATGGTTTGGAGATATTGATTCATTAAAAAATCCAAATTTTTTTACAGATAATGATATAAATATTATTATAAATTTAACAGATTGTAATTTTAAAATAGATAAAAAAGTTTCATATATCAATGTACCATTATCAACATATAATATTTATTCAATGAAAAATGTTATAGGAAAAATAACAGAGAACATTCATAATAATATTGAATTAAATAATATTTATGTATATTGTTTGAATGGGATAACAATCTCTCCATTAGTATGTTCATTATATTTATTAAAATATGGTAAATTAAATAAATATGATATACCGCCAATATTGAAATCTAAAAATGATCAAGTATTAATTAATATTGATGAATATGATAATTTAATATAATCAACCTATTGATGATATAACAAGTTAATTAATTATTAAAATAATATTTATATATATTATATAGAATGGTAGGATCTGGTACTGGAAATCAAATTCAACTTGTAGCAAGAGGTAATATTGATGCTTCTCTCACTGGTAATCCTTCGATTACTTTCTTTAAATCAGTATACAGAAAACATACTAATTTCTCTATGGAGGATATGGTCGTAGATACAATTTCTAAACCATTGGCAGGTCATAAATATCCCGTTAAAATTCCAACGGGCACAGGTGATTTATTGTACGGAACAAATTATATATTAAAAGGAAATAAAACATATTGCGGTAATGGTATAGGAAATGTTTCTACGGCAGTTATAGATAATATTGCTTTTCATATTAATTCTAGGGAAATTGATAAAACATATGGCCACTATCTAGAAGTATATCATGAATTAAATCAAGAAAATCCAAATTCAACTATTACTAATTTGGGTAGGATTGAAGATTCATCTCTATACCATATAGCCCATAACGCGGCCGCCGCTGCCGAGGTAAAAGTATCCCCAACTCAACTTATGAATGGATTAGGACATCCCCCAACGCATTTTCAGAGGATGTCTAAGTGTGGTGGTACTTATTGTCGCGGAAGGGTGGATTCCGCAGGACCACCGGGCGTAGATATATTAGGCGAGTGTACTGTACCATTAAATTTTTGGTATTGTAGATCACCGGGTTTGGCAATACCATTATGTGCTTTACATAAAAGCACAGATGTAGAATTATATATGCAATTTTCTACAACAACGGATGCCCATTGGGCTTTTGATCCAGATGCAGATGCAGTCGCCTCCATAACATATGATGACGTCGATGGGACGTGGGGCAAAATCGGCAATGTTTATGAGGCGGAGGGGGGGGACGTCGTTCTTACCCCTATATTGGCATCAACGAACAAATTTAGTTTTAATGTAGATATTTCAGTTACATATATATATTTAGATAATATGGAAAGAAAAAGATTTTCACAAAGTTCTCACGAATATTTAATAGAACAATTACAATTTACATATGAAAATGGTCAAAAAAAAAAGGATATAGATATTTCTTCTTTTCAGCACCCAGTGAAAGAATTAATATGGACTGGACAACCATATTTAAAGTCCAATATAACGTCGGCGCCGGAGGCGGCCAGCTACGACGCCGCGACAGGAACCCCCGAGGCCGCCTCAATTTCGGAGACAGTGCAGTATTTAAATAATGGTACTTATGCAGAGCCATCAGGTGTGAGGTGGGTTTTTGGGAATACACGTGATAATGATTGTTTATATGGTGGCGGACACAACCTCGGAGCCGCCAACTTTAGTTTAGGCGTCGCGTCCCTCCCCGCCGCCGGTCCCATTGGACATGGTAAATTTGTACAAGGTCTATTAGGACCCAGTACTCCTGATTGCCTCGATTATGTAACATATAAAATAAAATTTAATTCAACTGATAGATGTCAACCCAGACCATTACAATATTTTACTAGAGAAAATGTTTATAAACACCATAAGGGCGGGTGTATATCTGTTCCAGATAGTATAGCAGTATATTCATTTGCATTAAATCCTACAGATACCTCTCCCAGCGGCACGTGTAATTTTTCGAATATTGATGATATTAAAATTGAAAGAGGCCATTCCGGATCGGATGCCGACGAAAAAAAATATAAAAAAACAAATATTTATGCTATAAATTACAATATTTTGAGAATAGTTAATGGCAAAGCTGGTATATCTTATTTTTAGTTATAGTTTTGTAAATAAAATAAATTATAAATATATATGTCAAGTTGTTCTTCTATTATTCTTAAAAATAATGAAAATGTTACATTTGTTTCAAATCCAAGTATAACATACTTTAAAAGTGTTTATAGAAAACATACTAAATTTAGTATTGATTATAAAGAAGAAGATGCCGAGGGGGACGGGAATTTCAAAGGGGCGGACGACGCTGGAGGTGCCCAAATAAACATACCTTTGGGATGTGCAGCTGATTTATTATGTGATATATCACTACGAGTTCGATTCAGAGGCGGCGGTGATGGATATGTCTTCGCCCCCCCCGATGATATAGCATTACATTTAATCAAGAGCATAACATGTAATATAATACCCCGTCCTATCATTTTTGACAAATTAGATAAAGAATATATAAACTTCAATGCTATGTTAAATAACCCTAAACCGTTGGAGTCAACTTATACTTTGGACGACGGAAAGTTGACTTGTAATAATGGAAATAATTTTCAAAATATGGCATTGTGCGGAGGCGTGACTGCACGTCATGATTTCACCGACCCTATAAAAATCATGGATGCTATTATACCGTTACCATTTGGCTTTTCCAAATCCACAGGGACGGCTATTCCATTGTGTGCTTTCAATCAGAAGACAACACAGCTAAAACTATTGATTTCCCGTGATCCTAATCAGGATTTTGGTAAACTGGGCGAAGCAGAAAATATAATAAAGGCGTTTAAATATTCTGCTGTATCTAAATATATATTTTTATCTGATGAAGAAATTAAAAGATTTAAAACCACAAGGTTATACTATTTATATGAAAGAGTTAATAAGGACGGACCATTTCCGACCGCGACCGGCACCCCAATACATATTAATACTTTAACTAAACACCCAATAAAACAAATTTTTATAAGCGTGCCTGATGGCCAAGATAGGGTGTCAAATACACTTACATATAATGTATCTGTAGGTAATGCTTCAATGTTTTCAGATAAATTTCATCACGAATTCTTCTCCAAAGTAGAAATATTAAATAAATTCAAAGGATGTATTTACTCCAAATATGATAATAAGCGACATACTATAGATGATAAGGTAGGTATAATAGATTTTTCTTTGAAAAATACAGAAGGACCATCCGGATGCATTAGTCCAAGTAATAATTCTATATTGTTGGAAATTGATAACGCCAATATCGAACTAAATGTCAATATATATACAGTATGTTATTATCTATTACGCATATCTGATATGGAAATACGATATGAGTTTGATTAATCTTTTTTTTATAATATATATATATATATATATTATGCCATCGGGGTCTATAGGAACTATTAGTTTAATAACACAACCTGGTGAGTTTGAGAAAAAATATTTTATAAGTAATCCTGATATTACTTTTTTTAAAAGTGTATACAGAAAACATACAAATTTCAGCAAATATTTAAGGCAGGTACCGAATAAAGATATCGCACCGGCGTCGCCGGCAAAGCACAAAATCCAAACCGGATCAGATGATTTATTATCGAAAGTTTATCTTGAAAATAAATACACATTTAAAATGGACCCGGGGGCGGCGGGCACGGACACCGTATGTACGATATATGCAAATTTGGGGTCTAATATGATAGATGCAGATGATGACGATGGTTTATCAATAGATATAAGTGGTAATAAACGGATATTTAAATCGAATGGGATATTCCAAGAAGTAAAGGCAGAATTGGAAAATCAAATGTCATTAACCGTAGATGGCGGAACCAGTGCCTCCCATTACACTTGTGCCCCGTGTTTGGAATTAGACAATAATATTATATCTTGTAAAAATGGATCTCATTATAATTATACTACATTATCTGGTGGAGTTAGGGGTATGATTTTGACCGCGGCCGACTTCACTGACTCACACACCCCGGGTGTCATCGAGACTGAATATTTCTATACAATACCTGAATTTAGTTTTATGAAAGATTATGGTTTAGCCATACCTTTATTATCTTTAAGAAATGAAGATATTACTTTTAATGTCAAATATCAAGTGTTCGATAATGTCTTTGACACTGCAGCAAATATAACGGCCACTCTTGAATCTAATTTTATACAAGAATTAATACAATTAGATACGGCTGAAAAAAGTAGATTTTTAACTAGTCAGTTAACTTATTTGACAGAGGATATAATCCATGCCAAAATCGATAGCATGAATCCGAATATATCCGCCCATTTTAAGTTATGTAAATATTTATTTTTAGTAGGTGAACCAGCGGCCGCCACCATTGCCGTCCCGCACGGCATGCACACATCACGCACCACACCTACAGCGGTGAAATTCACTTACTTAAATATTAGTGTGGATGGGAATTCTATATATCCCGGGGGTACCGACGGGGTACCTGCAGAAATTTTTACAAAACTGAATATTAATAAATATTTTATTGGCTGCGGGCGTGACCTTGGACCACCGACTTCCGGTTCATTAGGTCAACTAGATAGCATTGCGATGATTCCATTTTCAATTGACCCCACTAATTTTACTCAACCATCCGGATGCGTTTCTACATTGGAGACTTCTAATAAAATTAAATTAGACCTGAGACTGAAAGATGGTGGTGAGAACCCCGATCTGAGAATATTTGCAATAAATTATGGTATTTTACAAATTTCTGACGGAAAGGCTCAATTACAAAATTCTTAGACATATTTATGTACTAATTTATTAACAAAGAAAAATATAACAGCTGCCACAAATGTTTTTAACAATATATATATATTATTATTTTCTATAGATAATGCATCACATATTAAAGTATTTACTTGTGTTAAATTTAGTAACATAAATATTATAAAAAATATAATTGAACTTTTAAATTCATCTAATAATGATGTATTATCACAAATACTTTTATTACCGTGCTGATCTCCGATATCCATTCTAATTTTCCCTTGGCCTTGGATTTTTTCAATTTCCATTTGTTTTCTCATCATTTGCTCATGCATTTGTTGCTGTTTAACTTTTTCCATCTGTTGTTGTTGTTGTTGCTGTTGTTGTTGCTGTTGTTGTTGTTGTTGTTGTTGTTGTTGTTGCTGCTGTTGTTGTTGAGCATTCACCATTTGCTCTTTATCAGAATTTATTTCATTTAAAATTGAATTGACAACATCATCATCTTCATCCATATTGGAATTTTGTCCACCACCTCTCATTAATTCCTCTATTGATGTTCCACCACGATTTTCCATTTTATAATTTAATTATTCATTAAAAAATTTTAATTTAAACTAATTAATTTAAACTGACTATAACTAAATCATTATCAAACTTACCATATAAGAAACATCCCATTATAATGCCTATTAATATTGATATAAAATATTTTAAATATTCTTTCATATATATATATATTTATATTACATTTTTATTATAATATTTTCTTCAATATTCTTATCTGTAACATATTTTATAAATATAGTTAATGATAAAGCAATTAATAATACTTTTGTATTGATAATATTATTTAAGTCTAATTTCATTTATATATATTACATATATAAAATAATGGCAGACATGGATAATATTCTTGATTTATTCGATTGTAATGATAATAATAATGATAATGACTCTAATATCCCTATAAATGAGAATTATTTTATCGCTGAAATACTAAAACTTATAAAAGAAAGTAATGATTTCCCATTATATATTTATGTAATGATTAAATCATTATTACAAAAAAAAAAATTATTAAATAAAAATCAGATTAAAGAAATTATAGATATATTAGGAGTGAAACCGGAAATTAAAGAAGTTATTAAATATAAAGAAAAAATTGTTTATAAAGAAAGAAAGAGTAGGGTTTATGAAGGGGATGATTATTAAATATAATATATAATTTTAAAAATAAATTTGAAATAAAAATTAACTATTTTTAAGTTAATTATTTAAGAATAATATATTATAATATATATATATATAAATGGTCTGGAAGTGTGAAATCTGCGGAAAGCAATCTAAACAGAAAAAACACCATGATGAACATATAAGTTCCAATACACACAAACAAAAAGTAGAAATATTTAGATTAGAGTTCATGTCTTCAGACGTAAGTTTCCTTATTAAACGTTATCCTGAATTTGAAGATAATTATAATAATAAAGAAGATTTAGTTAATAAAATTATTATTAAAAAGAGCAATATAAAACAAACTATGAAAGCAATCAAATCTCAAACAATATTAGATTTTATTAGAGAGATTAGTAAATATTCTAATTTTGAAGATATATTAAAACAAATAAAGTTTGAACCTGATAAAGATTCAGATGGTGATGGTATAATAGATAAATCTACCCGAGGATTTTATTATGAAAGATTATGGGATATATGTATTAAATTTGGATTAACAGATTTAACATTAAAACCAAATGAAGATGACTTTACAACGCATTGGGAAGGTAATGCTAATAATGATATAGTTACAAAGGATATGGACTTTTGGAAGAAAGTCAAGTTTGAAAATGAATATTTACAAGGCGGCGTTAGAAGTGGTAGCAGTGGAGGCTACTCAGATATTACATTTTTAAATACAACTAAAGATTCAGAAGAACTTTATCTGATTTCTGTAAAATATTATGAAAAGGCCAAAGGAGTCAAAGAATATGATATACCCGAATTATGTGCTATTATTGAAAAACAAAAACAAACGGATCGTGAGACCAATGTCTGTATATTTGTAAAAGATAAAAAAGAGGTCATTGACAAATTCGAAGCACAAAATTCATCAAGCGATATATTAATTAAATATATTAGTCCAGGTGGTAAATATGAAAATATTTACGATTCACAAGATCTTCATAAATATTATTTCAAACTAAGGGAATTATTGTCTCAGTATAATTATTTTGCAACAAGTAAAGATATTCAGAATTTTGAAACTAATTATCTAAAAAATCTAAAACAACCATTCATTCCAAGATTTCATCAGAAACTATTTATTGATACAATCAATGATTTAATTATAAATGAAAAAAAACCAGGTGTATTGGTTGGTGCTATTCCAAGATCTGGTAAATCATTTATCATGGCCGGATCAATTTTAGAGTATGTCAAAGCATATGATATTAAACATCCGCAAGGTAAAAAGTTAAATTTCTTGATAATTACACCAGCCCCAAATGAAACTTTTGGTGAATATACAGATATTTTTGATGGTCATATTGATTTTCAAAACAATAATATAGGATATAAAGTTTTCAAAAAAAAAATAAATTCATCTGATTTAGATAAAACAAAACACAATGTCATAATTATGTCTAAACAAAAACTTGGTTGGGCGGAACCAGGTAAAGAAGGTGACGAAAAAATAGAAGCAATTAAGAAAAGAATAAATGATACATTTAAAGAAATTAAAAAAGATATTACAATGATGTATTTAGATGAAGCTCATTTTGGAATGAGTACTGATAAATCAATGCAGATCCTTAAAATGTTGGAAACATTCGGCAATAAAATTCCAAAAGTATATGTTACTGCAACATATAACAAACCATTAAAGATATATAATATTCAACCTGATTGTAAATTAACATGGGATATAAATGATATTAATACGATGAAAAATTTAAATAAAACATCCATTCTAGATAATCCTATCAAAAAAAGATTTGGAACACAAGTTTATACCAAAGCATTAGAATGGAGAGGTGATAAAACTGGAAAAGATATTGTAGAAAATCTTAAGCAATCATATTCAGTTTATCCAAAACCACATTTAATTACATCTTTATGGCACAAAGATAAATTAAATATGGAAAAAGATAAAGTCGGTAATACAGATTATGGATTTGATATGGCAAAATTATTTATGACTAAGAATGGTTCATTCGAAAATGCTGCGCAAATATATGAAATGTTAAGGTATTATTTTGGTAAACCAGATAAATCTATGAATTATGGAGAACAAGATTTTTATAAAAAGAAAGGGATTATCCCTAGAATTAAAGATATGTGTAAAGGAACGTGTAGAACAATGCAATTAGGTAGAGTAACAAGTCAATTATGGTTTTTACCTGTTGGTTCAAATGGATTAATTGAAGATAAAGTAAAAGCATTACTACTAATATTAAATGACCCAGAATTTAAAAACCAACCAGAAGCATACCATTATTATTGTGCTGTAGAAGTTAAAGATGGTATTTCCGATAATTTTATAACGTATATGAAAGATCCACATAACATTAAAAAAGAAATAGAAACCCTTGAAAATGAAATAAGTATTGGTAAAAAGGGTAATAGGAAAAACTTAATTATACTTACTGGTAATCGTCTTCAATTAGGTATTTCACTCAGAAATGTTGATATTGTTGCTATGTGGAATACTATTCAAAGCACCGATGCAATATTCCAAATGTTATTCAGATCTATGACTGAGGTTGTAGAACCTGAATGTCATGATGATGGTTATTGTAATCAAAAGAAATGGGGTTTCATGGTTGACTTGAATCCACAAAGAGCAATGACAAATGTAAATTTATTCAGTGAAAATATTAATTATGCTAAACAAGATTCAAATAAAGTAAATGAATATAGACAAATTATTGATTTAATTGATATTGATGGAGATATCATTAATGAAGTAGAAAATAAAGATGAAATCATTAATGAACTATTTAACAAAATGTATGAGTCATGGGATCAAGATGTAGAAAGTATCAAAAAAATTACGGAACATTTTAGCTTTTCTCCTACATTTATTAGTCAGATCGAAAATCAACTTCGAAAAATAAAATTTTCAAGTAAAACCACAAAAATATTAATTCAAGAAGCAGAAGATAAAATTGATCCGGGAAAGAAAAAGGAAAAAGTATCTGAAAAAGATAAAAAACAAGTTGAAAAAGAGATAAAACAAATACAGGAAATTCCAATTGAAAAGTTAGCAGCTGAATTAGTTGCCGAACTTATATCATTACTAAATATATTTACACTTTATTTAGATGGCAATTCTAAATGTATATTACTAAATGAATATAAGAAAAATCAAAATGTAAATATCATGTCAGATATAAGTAAATTAAAAGATAAAGTATTCAGTGATGAAACATCTAAGAGTATGTTCTTAAAAATATTAAATGGTCGTTTAGGTGGAGATGAAAATAAAGTTTATTATGAAGGCGTGGTTGATAAAGTAATTAAATCAATTACAGATGCAAAAGATATTTCGTATATGGAAAAAATAATATTTTCTCAAAAGAAACAATATTATGGTATTCGTGATCCAGATAAATTATTGGAAGATATTAATAATAATCTTGCTCCAAAAGATAAAGAAAGGAAAGAAAAGGGTGAAGTATTTACTCCCATTAAAATTGTTGAAGATATGTTAAAAGAATTACCACCAGATGTTTGGACAAATCCAAATCTAAAATGGTTAGATCCTGCAGTAGGTATTGGAAATTTTCCAGTAATTGCTTATCTTAAATTAATGAAAGGTCTAGAACAATGGGAACCAGATGAAGAAAAACGTAGAAAACATATTTTAGAAAAAATGTTATATATGGTTGAAGTTAGTGAAAAGAGTATCTTTATCCTTAACAAAGTATTTTGCGGTATTGATGCTGGTGGTCAATATAAATTAAATATTTATAATAAATCATTTATTGAAAAAGAATATAAACCAGATATAACTTTTGATATAATTATGGGTAATCCACCATATAACCCACCTAAAAAAACTGGTAAATCTGTAGGTAGTGCATTTTGGCAAAACTTTGTTATGAAATCATATTATATGTTATCTGATAATGGTTATATGTTATTTATTCATCCACCTGGATGGAAAAAACCCACATTAGAAATTTTCCAAGAAGATGTATTTTTAAAATCATATGATTTTACTAAACAAATTAGACAAGGTCAAGTTTGGCAAGTTCTTAAAAATAATGGTCGTTTCAATTATATTTATACTAATGATCAAAAATCTAAACATGTTGAATATATTAATTACTTTCCAGCAGTAGATTATTATATTTATCAAAAAAAAGGAACTATTAATAATTGTAATACTAAATGTATATTTAATGGTAAAATATATATATCTGAAAATGTTGAATTAAATTATGATTTAGAATATTTACCTAATCTAATTACTAATGAATCACAAATTATTATTAAAAAAATATCTGAAATGAGTCAATATAAAAAAACATTTAAAAGAGGTATTGGTGAAGGTAGTATTATTAATTGGAATGGACCACAAATTGATTGGTATTATGATGCAAATAAAAAAGGTTTTCAATATAAACAACACGGTAAAATACCTATTATGAAAAAAGCTACACCTATTAATACTGTTGATATTAATAAAATTGTTATTAATTTTGGTGGTGGTATTGATGGATATAAAGTTGATTATGTATCTAAAACTGATAATAAAGGTGTATTAGAAATGTGTATGTATACTGAAGTCAATAATCAAGAAGAAGGTTTACATATAAAAAATTTATATAATTCTGATATTATTAAATATTTATTCTTAATTACACAATATTCTTCTGGTAAAATGACAAAAAATGAAGTATTAGTTGCTAATTCTATTAGTATACCTGATCTAAATTTTAATGGTGATATATATGAATATTATAATATTAAAAAATATGAAAAATATATAAATGATATACTATATAATTATACTGAATCAATTAAACCTAAGAAAAAAGATAAGAAAACTATTTCAAAACAATTAAATAGCAAAAAATCTTCTTCAAATCTAAAAACACCTGATATTACAACACCCATTAAAACTCCCGTTGTAGTAAAATCATCCGCTACTAAATCATCTAATAAACCTTCATCAAATAAATCTTCATCAAATAAAGCAAAATTAAAAGACAAATTTTATGATAAGAAATTAAAATGCGATTCCGAGGGTAAATTATGGAATCCAGATACTAAAAGATGTTTAAAAGATACATCTGCTAATAGGAAAAAATTAAATTTAACAATAAAAAAACCAAAAAGTAATTCAAATTCATTAGATAATATTTTAAATGATATCAAAGGTCCTTCTAATATGTCATTAGAAATTGAAGAACTTGAAAAATAATACAGGTGAAATATTATTTATATTAATCAAAATAAACATGCTTGTTGATATACCGGAACTTCCTTATCTTTCTTAGATTTATAATTACGTTTTTTATATTCTTCTTTTTCTTCATTATCATTTTCATATAATTCATATTTCTTTTTTTTATATAAACTTATTCTTTTCAATGACTGTTTCTCAAAACAATTTATATTCTCATCTATTATATCACATATTAATTTATGATGTTCACCATATTTCCGAAAAATTCGTCCCACTGCCTGCTCTACTGATCCCACAGGACTGGATAATATTACTGTATCTAATGAAGGTATGTCTGCACCTTCAGAAAAGAACGAATATGTCCCTAAAATGACTCGTAAAGTAGCATTATGTTCTAATGTTTCTGGATGGACACCACCTATATATAATCCGGCCTGTTCTGTTCCATAATGTTCATTTATAGTTTCCATCATATCTATTAAATGCTGCCTTCTCTCACTTAAAATTAATATTGTTCTCCCTTCATCGAAATATTTATATAAATAATTTAATACCATATCTGTTCTGGGTTTATATTCACAGATTTGATTAACCATCTTTGGCCGACAAATTGTGCCGTTGAATATAGTTTGTTTTTTGATATATTTAGGGTCATCACATACATATTTAATTAATCTGGTTTCTACTTTATGTTCATTAATTTCATCAGGTGATTCATACACCACATCACCTATATAATATTTAAATACATAATCTGTGCCATCATTTCTTTTAATGGTTGCTGATAAACCCAAAATATATTTAGGGGATACTTTTTTCATTGCTTTTGAAAAAACCTCTGCAGATAAATGATGTGCTTCGTCGAAAATTGCAAACCCAAATGGTTTAAATAAGTCTTCTGGATACTCCTTCATAGAAAGACTTTGTAACATTGCTAATACTATATCTTTCCCTTCTACATCAATAGTTTTACCCTGAATATATCCAACTTTCGCATCAGGTATAAACTGATTTATACGTTCTGTCCACTGATCCAATAAAAATGATTTATGACAAACCACAATTGTTTTCTTTTTAAGTTGACACGCGATATTGAGTCCTAATACTGTTTTACCGCCTCCACATTTTAAAGAAATCATACCAGCCCCTCTAGTCTTAGCAGTTTCTAAATAAGCATCTCGAATGGGTTTCTGAATTTCTCTTAAATCTCCATTAAAATTAATATTAATATCCTCTCCGCCTTGTAATTTATCTTTGACTGGTGGCCCAAAATTATCTATTCCATAAAATCTCGGCAAATAAAATGCTTTAGGAGATTCAGAAAGTATATTGAACTTCTTATCTTTATTTTGTCCACCCTTTATTGGGTCATAGACATAGGGTAATATCATCATATCTTTTTTAATTTTATTACATTGTTCAGGTGTCAGATTTTTTTTTAAAACTTTATATCCATAACTAGTTAAGGATGTTTCCATTTATTATCTATATTAATATGTGATTTTATATTTAAATATCAACATTAACTGCACAATTGAATAAACTATTTAGGGTTATCTATATTTTTGAAAATACCAAGGCGAGATAAAAACACAGTTAATTTATTATTCAAATCTTGATTAACGTAAGATATCAGAGCGAATGATAATAATATGCTCCCACCCATGTCGATCCGGTTACATCCCTTATATGGGATAAAGTTATAGATGTAAAAAGGTACATTTTTTACAATACTTTTTAATAAAAATGTTAACATTGTAATCATTATTACTTCTTTACATAAATGCCAAAATACTTCTATTGTAGGAATATTTTTGAGATCTCTATTATCCATTTCACCATATGTAATTGTAAAATGGCTGACAAGGTGTGATATACACACACCCCCGAAGAAATATATCAAACCAATCAAAGACAAATCTACGAATTTATATAAATGATCCATTATTTATATAATATAAATTAAATTAATATTTATTTAATATAGATTGTTAAGAGGACGGCAACATATATTTAAAAAAATAAATTGTATATAATATAAATGCCTCCTAAAAAACCACATATTTTGAATATATATTTAAAACATCATAAAGAAGCAAACCATAAATATGATAAATCTGTTGTATTAATGCAAGTCGGCGGATTTTCAGAAATATATAGTCCTATAAACACCGATATTGATATTAAAGAATGCCCTGATTTAAAATATTTATCCGATATTACTAATTGTTCTATCGCTATTAAAAATAGAGGTGGAGAGAACGAACATTATATGATTGGTTGGCCTAAAATTGCTGACTCTAAATATATTCCCATTTTAATAAAAAAGGGATTCCATGTTATAATGGTTGAACAAAAAGAAGGTTCTAGCACACACATTACTAGAGAAATTACTAATGTTATATCAGCAGGAACATCTATGGATTATGATAATAATATAAATAATTATTTAATGAGTATTTATATTGAAGAATATGAAAATAATAATAAAACATTTCATGGTTGTGGTGTTTCTATTATTGATATCTCTACTGGAAAAAATTACATTACACATATATTAGATAATCCGCATAATAATCACGATTATGAAGCAATGATAATTCATTTAGTAAATATTTACTCACCCAGTGAAGTAATTATTCACAATATGAATACTGGCATCAATAAACAAGATTATATCCGAATATTTAATATCCCTCATGAAAATGTATTAATTAATTTCTTCCAACAAGATATTAAAAAAATGATTAAAATTGATTATCAAAATAACTTTATAAACGAAATATTCCATTTTAATACCCAAACTTCCCCCATCGAAAATATTCATTGTGAAACTAAACCAGAAACTGTTCTATCATATATTTTACTATTAGAATATTGTCACCAACACCGAAAAAACATTAAAAACAACATTGAATTACCTGAACAAATTGAAAATATTAATTATCTTAATCTTACTAATAACTCTATCAGACAAATTAATATTATCTCTAATTCTAATAATTATAAAGGTTCCAATGATAGTCTATTAACTATTTTAAATAAATGTAAAACACCTATGGGTAAAAGATTACTCAAAGAAAGAATTTTAAAACCATTTATTGAACCAGATAATATTAATAAATCATATGATTATATTGAATTATTTTTAAAAGATAATTTTTATGAAAAGATTAGAAAAGAAATTTCTAAAATTTCAGATATTGAAAAATCTGTTCGAAAAATGGGACTAAATGAATATACATATGATGAATTATTTTCTGATAATATTTCATTTGATTTTATTAAATCTTCAATTGAATTATTAAAATCAGATTCTGAAATTTTTAATAAAATTCAAGAATATTCTCAAGATATTGAATTATTTTATGAATTTTTAAATGATATTAATAATCAATTCGAATGGGACAATTTTAACACAATTAATAGTAATAATATAATTGAACGCAGCTTATTTAAAAAAGGTATTTATTCTGAAATTGATGATATAGATGAAGAAATTTTCACAAATAAAAAAGGTCTAGATTATATCTGTGAAAGATTATCTAGATTTATTGACCAAAAAGGTAATACTAATTTATTACCTATTAAAATTGAATATACTGATAAAGATAATTATTATATTTATACTAGCAGCAACCGTGGCCTGAAACTAAAAGAGAAATTTCAAAACTTAGGGGATCTAAATATTATTGTTAAAGATGATGTAGGAGGTATACTTTATACACTAAAACCACAATCAATCAGTTTTACTAATATTAAAGGATCCGCATGCAAAATAGAATTGAATGAAATAGGAGTCATATCTAATAATTTAATTAAATTAAATAAAACTATATCATACTTGAATCAAAAATATTGGAATAATTTTATTGATGTTTTATATAAAAAATACAATAAACCTTTAAAAAATATTTGTAAATTAATTTCTGAGATTGATTTTTATTCAAATGGAGCATACATTTCTAAGAAAAATAGATATCATAAACCAACTATTATTCAATCTAATAAATCATTTTTAGATGTTAAAGAAATCAGACACCCTATCATTGAACTTATTAATGATAAACATGAATATATTACAAATGATATCAGTTTCGGATTAAATCATGATGGTGTATTACTATTTGGCACGAATTCATGTGGCAAGTCTTCACTTATGAAGGCAATAGGTCTTAATATTGTTATGGCACAAGCAGGAATGTATACTCCATCACTAAGTTTCAATTATTATCCTTATAAAAAACTATATACACGTATCCTAAATACTGATAATATATTTTCTGGTCATTCATCATTTATTGTTGAAATGAATGAACTGCGCGAAATATTATATTCATCTGATGAGTTTTCAATGGTTCTTGCTGATGAACTTGCTGTGGGCACCGAAACTACTAGTGCTTTATCTATTGTCGCATCATCCTTAAAAATTCTATGTGATAGAAATGTATCATTCATATGTACCTCACACCTCCACCAACTTAATAATATTTCTAGTATCAAAGAACTTGATAATCTTAAAACTTATCACCTAAAAATTACAAATGAAAATGAAACTATTATTTATGATCGAGTACTAGAAGAAGGTCCCGGTCCAGCAGTATATGGATTAAATGTTTGTGCAGCATTAAATATGAGTCCTGAATTTCTCTCTATAGCAAGACAAGTACAAATAGAAATTAATAAAGAAAACAATAATATCATTTCTACTAAAAAATCAACTTATAATAAAACTATTTGTATGGGAGAATGTTCAATGCCAATGTGCGACAATAACGCTGAGGAAACACATCATATTAATGAACAGGCTGACGCTGATAATTCAGGGAACTTTGATCATTTTCATAAAAATGCCACACATAATCTTATACCATTATGTAAAGGATGTCATGCTCAAATAACTTATGGTAATCTCCACATATTTGGATATAAAGAAAGTTCTGAGGGAGATGTTTTAGATTTTAAATATACTGATAATAAACAAGATATTAAAAAATCTAATAAAAAATTCACGGATATGGAAGTTGAACAAATAAAAAAATATTATAATAAATTTAATGGAATTCTAACTAAACAAAAAATATTAGATAAATTACAATTAGATCATCATATCAAAATAGGTTTACAAACTTATAATAAAATTATTAAAGGAGATTATTAGATTATATAATACATTATTCATCGTCGTTGTAGCCGCCCGGCGGGATGAGAGGTCGTGCACCGAATGGCTTGACATCTTCATAATCTGACATATCAGAATCATTATCATTAATATTTTCTAATTCTTTCAGATAGATTGGTAGTGCTAATATATCATCCTTGCAGTAATATAAGAATGGGTTCAGTGGGTAATTACAATAACTCTTATTAATAATATAAAGATTCTTCCATGTACTACTGATATTTTTCGTAGAAGATAATTCACTTAACCAAGCATCTAGTAAATATGTATGAGCATAAAACATATTTTCATTATCAGAACCTACGGCAAATCCCATATGGAGGGAAGGTGTATTCATATGCATATGGTATCTATTCAAAATATAAGTATGAATGAATGGTGCTAATTTTTCTTTTGGATAATCATATTTATCTATTAATGTATCACAATATTGAATGATAACATTTGAATTTATATAACTATATCCGCTATAAATTAAATGACCAGGACTGAACGCAAATGTTTTGATATTCGAAAGAATATATTCATTTACATCTGTAATTGTTTTTTCCATATTATCATAATCATTCATATTCAATTTATCTAAATTATCATATACATCTGTTGGAAAATTGTCATAAGCATTGACTCCTGTTAGTAACTTATTTGTATAATAAGTGTTTTGTAAGCTTGAATACCCTCTCTTAATATTAGATAACAGAGATCCTAATGTACTAACACTATTAAGTTGGATTATTTTTACCCCATCGAGAGTCTTCAACCATTTATCTGATGTAAATTTAGTAGTATTCACCAGGCTAATTTTACTAGTCAAACTATCTTTTGAAATATTATTAGAAAGCAATGAGAATATTTCTTTATATTCACTCAATCTTTCAATTGATTCTTCCGATTCATTTGATATGTCGGAAATAGTTTCAACCCATTTCTCAATATGTCCGATTATGATATTCAATATCAATTCTTTGTTATTTTTTTCCTGACATTGAATCTGTTCTTGTTTGCGACTTTGTTTTCCGTAGATTTTGTCGCCAAGTTTCAGAGGTTTAGATTTAGAAGTCTTGCGGGGTGGGTCTTGCTTATTATATGTCTCATCAATTACATTGATTTTTGATGAATAATCATTATATAATTTAATTAATTCTTTCATATCATCAATATTTCTTGTAATATTCTTACTTAATACTGATTCCTGACTTAATTCATATTTTAGACGTTCAACTAGAATTCTATATTGATTATTAGGATTCAAATACTTAGTAATTTCTCCTTTGAATTTGTTGTATCCCGTCATTTCTAATGTTTCATTTATATCACACTCGGCAAAGTGGTCTTTGATAAATGCCTTTTTAGTCTTTTCTGATGCCCTATTCCATCTAGTCTTACCTAATTCATTTTGACCAAACTTATTAAGCAATTTCATATCTAATTCAACATCTGGATCATTATCTAGCATCCTATAAATATATGTATCAATTGCGGAGAAAGGAATAAATGGATGTTCTATATCTGACATATTTTTTGTTGTTAGATTATTCTCAGTTGTCCTTACGATTTGTTGGTACATTTCTTCGAGTTCCTCATCAACAAACTCAAATGAATCAGAATCAGCATTGTAATTCATATCATCACATTTGTTGATCAAAGTAAACATAGGAACATTCCTACCGTTCTTTTCTTTTTCTATTTTAATACAGTCAGTAATAAAGTCTAGGATTTTAACTTCACCCTCTGTATTAAGACCCATCTGAATATCTACAACATGAATGATAATATCAAACTTATAGAAATTTTCTTTGCCCCAATTAAAATATATTTCGTGAGTGGTTGCATCATCCAATCCAGGAATATCATAAATATCTAGGAATACATTTTCTGGTAAATCAAGAAAGTTTTCAATACCTGGTACCAGATTAGAAATTTCTTTACAATTTTCATTAGTTAGAACAGTTGACTCAGAATAGATTTGAGCATTCATCATAATATTTTCATTATAAATCTCAGTTGACGTTGGATTAGCCATTATATCTTTGTTTGCCTCTTTGTATACAAATGGTAACATAGTTGCACGTTTCATTTTCATATCGGCATATTTCTTAACATAAATACTATTAAGTAAAGTCGATTTACCACAACTTACTCTGCCTAGGATGGCAATGCTGATATTGTTTCGTTGTTCGATACTGTTAATTGTGGACATAATTCAACGGTTTATGGATTTTGATTTAATTAACAAGTAAAACCCTTTTCAAATTTATTTTTAGAAAAAAAAAATGTATAAATCAAATTTTAGTAAATTATTTAGGAATAGCATCATAAATTTTCTCCATCCTACTATTTACATTATCTGTTCCTCGCAAAGTATATAATTCAGAATCACGAGTTATCCTAATACAATTATTCCATAATGGATTACAATCATTCATACGAATTATTTGATCTTTTGTATAAACTTTTGGCACAGATAGAGGAATATTTCTATTCTCATATCTTTTTTTGAAATCAGCAAAGAAGTCTTTAGTACTCTGAAGTGGTTCCATAATTTATTTTAAAAAAATATTATATAATAATCAAATTTATTATTTATTCACAATGGATCAGGATGCTTACAAATACAACCATTTTGACGAGTACAACATCTACCACGATCAGGGAAGATATTTGGATCATATTTATCATTGTTGATAATATGTGTTTCTTCCCATGCCTGTGATAGTTCATTAATGACAAAAGATTTAGTATCTGGTTCCCATTGTTCATTAAAGTTAAAGAATACTGGATAAACTTTAGTGGGTTTATCTTTCACATATGGTGATTTCATAGGTGTCATATCCACTTCAGGTTCCTTGGATTTCTTAACATGACTCTGGGTTTTGATTTTGAATGGTCTGCCCATATTTATTTATTATAATAATTATTCCAAAAAATTAATTTCAAATTTTATCGAAATTTTTATTTATATAATCTTCTATCGCAGATTGAACAGCATCCTTCGCTAACATAGAACAATGTAATTTTACTGGAGGTAATTTTAATTCGCTAGCAATATCTTTATTACTAATCTTATAAGCATTATCAATATGCATATTTTTAATATGTTCTGTTAAATATGATGATGATGCAATTGCTGATCCACATCCAAATGTTTTAAATTTACTAACTATTATTATATTATCTTTTATCTTAATAGATAATTTCATGACATCGCCGCACGCTGGTGCACCTACTAATCCAATACCGACATCTGTATCTAATTTATTAAATGATCCAACATTCCGTGGATTTTCATAATGTTCTATTACTTTTGTATGATACAATTTACTTATTATATTTCTAAACATATATATTTAATTTAATAAAAAAATATTTAAATAGTTATTTATATTTATATTAAGTTATAATATTTCTAATATGATTGGACAGTGATCTGATCCCATAATACTCCCATCTATTTGACAGGATTTTACCATATCTAAATATTTATCTTGTAAAAGGAAATAATCTATTCTCCAACCTTTATTAGTATCCCTTGACCTTGAACGCATATTCCACCATGTCCACTCAGATTTACCAGGGTTCATATATCTATATAAATCTGAATAATTTTCAAGAAATGCTTTGAACATATCTCTTTCTTCTTTGAATGCTCCTGGTGATCTAGCCTTATCAAGTGTGGTTGTATTCCATATGTCTGACGCTTCTGATACAACATTAAAATCACCAGTTGTGACCAACGGTTTATCCATATGACAATCTATAATTTCTTTAATATTCTTATCCCATGTCTGAGTTCGATAATCAAAGTTCGTCCCAGAATTAGGCACATACATATTTATCAGCGAAAAATCATTAAACTCAGCATACATAAATCGTCCTTCTGAATCATTCAAACCTTTATATTCATATGAAACAGATAGTGGTTTAACTTTAGACCAAATACTTGTTCCAGAATATCCGGTTCCCCTATGACCTGTTCCCTTTGACTCATTCCAATATTTATATGGATACATCTTACAATCTGGGCATATCTTTTCACCTAATTTAATAGGACATTTAGTTTCTTGGATACAAATTATGTCTGGATTATGTTTCTCAATTAATATCTTCATATTACATTCGTCTAAGACAGATACACCCGAAGCAGCAATCTTACCATCACAGACGATATTACTTCGGATTCCGTTCACGTTCCAAGAAATGATCTTCATACTTAGATTATTGAATTATAAAAAAATAATAATATTATTTCAAATTTATTACAATGATATAACAGACCCGTTCTCTCTATCAGGAACAACCCTATTATCCTTATTACGCCATGCCTGGTATCCACCGAAACAACAACATATCCCCACAACCGCCATTATTATCAATGATATATATAATACAATTAAAAGAACAAGCATTTCATCCTCCATTTTTAAACTAAATTTTACGTATAATAATAGTAATAAATCAAATTTATTGTAAATATGGATACTCCAAGAATGAATACTTCTATTATCGGTAATAATATATTCTTTTTCATATATAATCCTTCCAATTTATATCCTAATTTATTTTTATAATATTCTCTTACACCGATTCCAGAAGTAATACACATATTAGTATAACCATTCTCTAAACTGATCCATTCTGCTTTTTTAACTAATTTCTTTCCTAATCCTAAATGTTGGATACCTCCTGATTTACTATTAACTAGAGTTGTCTTTCCATATACGTGCAGTTCCCTAATTATAGCACAATTATATAATTCAGGTAAGAATGGATTTTTAGATTTATCTGATAATCTCAATCTACAAAACCCTAATATATTCTTTCTATCTTTTGTTTCATATCTTATGAAATATTCTTTTGTTTCTGACGATTCGAATGAATCTATTACAAGAACAGGATATTCTGTCAATTTAGTATCTTTTATTTCTCTTCCTCTAATTTCAGATGTATCTACTTCTTTATCAATTATTTCTCTAAGATGCCCTTCCTTGTTTCCGTGATGAATATAATCATTAGGTATATCTCTGATAATTCTGGGTACTCTTACCCATGGCTGAACATGTTTCATATAATATCCAATTAGATCTCTTAAATAATAAGGATCTTTATCAACATTATGAGTATATTTTCCTTTATCTGCCCATTTCTTGATTACCGTATAATCCGTTGCGACTGTCGGATATATCTTATATTCATCACATAATAAATTAGGATCATCTAGAATTTTCTGAAACATTTCAAAATCATCTTCCTTTGTAGCATATGGTAAATCAGGCATGAGATGAGCAATTATTTTAAATCCACTATTCTTTAATAATTTAATGGCCTGTATTGAATCTTCAATAGTATGACCACGATTTACAATACTCAATAATCTATTACTTGTGTGCTGAACACCTATTTGCATTCTGGTCACTCCTAGTAATCTTAGAAAATATATAGATTCATAATTAATTCCATCTGGTCTTGTTTCTAATGTTAAACCTATAATTTTTATTTTATTTGTTTCATTTATTTGTTGCTCTTCTTTTAATGATAACATTTTTCTTCCTTTCTTCAATGGGTAAATATTACAAATATAATAACATTGAATACAGAAATATGTTAAATATTCACGTGGATATTCTAATACAGTTCCACCTAATACAATTAATTCTATTTTATCCAAAGGATGACCCATCATTTCTAATGTAGATAATCTATCATATATCTGTTCCATAGGATCGAAATCATTTCTACTTGCTCTTAAACATGCTGGTTCTCTGCTTAAATAACTCCTAGGCATAATCATTTTACCATCTTCTATTTCATTCGGGCAGAAATAACAATTATGCTTACAACTAAATTTCTGAACATGTTCTTTACCTTCTTCATCTATCCATTTAGGGTAGGGTGATGTTAATATTGATACTGATTGTATTCCAGATAAAGACCGTTGTGGTTTCTTTATCAAGAATTTAAGAAAATCACTATCTAATTTACAAATATTATTTTCAACTAAATTCAAATAACTTTTTCTTAAAATAATTTTATTTAATTTTTCTTTGAAAGAATATTCTTTCATAACTATTTTTAATAATTTATTAAAAGAATATTCTGTATTCTTTAAATAATGTTCATAGAAACTTTTAGTAATATTATCATATTTATTAATATTAAATGTCATATCTTCAATATCCATTTTAGAATTATATATAAAAAATAAATTTAAATATCAAATTTAAATAATTTCCCATTCTTGTTTTTGATATAATTTATATATAGGGACTGGTTTTTTATAAATTATTATTTTATCAGAACTTTTAATATCTTTATCTTTATCTCTATCTAATTTAGTATTTTCTTTTGAATCGATTACTAAATCTACCACAGGATTATTTAAATCTATTATTTCATCAATATTATTTATTTTGTTATAACAATAATAATAAGAATAAAAAAGGGCGGTGGTTGATATTAAGGAGGCAAATATTAATTTCTTCATATATATAATGTATATAATATATCACCTTATATTCCCACAATTTTTACATACATAGTACCTTTCTCCATATTGACATGATTCTCTTTCCATTACATAGTCATGGTTACATTCTGCTATAATTTTACTATTTAATTTACTCTCGTGTGCTGCCAATATTTGTATTCTATTTAAATAATCTTGTTTTAAATCTCCTAATTTATGTTTTTTAATTTTATCTGAGAGTTTAGTATCACTCAAGAAATTCAAATCCATTATTATTATTATTATTATTAATATATAATTATATAGTTTCAAATTTAATTATTAATATATTATATATGGATGATTTATTATTATTTATTATAATATTGTGTGTGTTTTTTTCAGTAATGATATTTTTTAATAAAGATTTATTTGATAAAGATGTTATTAGAGTAAAATCAACAATAGATGATCAAGTTTATTTAGTAAGAAAATTACCAAATTCACAAGAAGCTGCTAATTTACTTGCAAGTTATAAAAAAGATATACTTAAAATATCTCAAAAATTAAGAGAAAAATATATAGATAATGCTGATAAAAGTGATTCAGAATATGAATATAGAAAAAATGGCGTCGAAAGATTATTAAATAATTTTAAAGTAGATAATTTATCTGAATCAGATCCATATCACAAATATAAATCTTATATGATAAATAAAGGGGAAGAATTGTATTTATGTTTGAGACATACAAAAGATAGAAATTATGAATTTAATGATAGAAATTTAGTTATTTTTACAATATGTCATGAACTATCACATGTCTGTAATGTAACTTTACAACATCCCCCTGAGTTTTGGGATTGGATGAAAGTATTATTAGAAGCAGCTGAAGAAATTGGATTATATAAACCTGTTGATTATGCCAAATATCCTGCTCAATATTGTGGTATGGCAATAAGAAGTACTCCATATATTTTTAACTAATTCTGTTTATATTAGGGATTGAGTCCATTACATACATGACCACCAAATGCGCCGTTATTATTTGGTCCGATATGGTAAGGGCAAAAATGTTTCTTACAGAATATACACTGTATTTTTATACCCTGACAATTACTTTGATTGACCCGGACACCAAAAAAACCAGCATCTAATTTTGTTTCTAATATTTCACAAGGACCTTTATATTCTTCAATAATATCTAAATTTATATCTGCACTTTTCGATTTATCAATATCTAAATTAGGACTTTTTAATGGAGAAGTTTTCCTCTTACTATCTTCAACTAATTTTGCTTTGACTTTAATGTTTTCTTTTTTTTTGTCCTCTACTTTTTTAGTAGAATGGTAATTTTGGTTTAGAAAAACTCCACATAAAGTCAGAACTGCTGTGCACATACTCCCTGTTAAAGATATCAATGCTATAATAATTTCTTTATCAATACCGTCATTATTCTCATATATAATTGATGTATTATTACTCATAGTATATAATGTAAATATTTTAAAATTTGATTTTTATAAAAAAATTATTTATTAAATATAAAATAATGATTGTATTCTGTTCAATTCATGGTGAAATTAATATCTCTGAATATGCTAAAAGGATCATTGATACTCCAGAATATCAGCGATTAAGAAATATAAAACAAGGAGGTGCTGTATATTCTGTATGGATTGGTTCATCACATCACAGATTTGAACATTCAATTGGTGTATACCATCTATCATGTAAGCTTATGGACTTATTAAATCAAAAGGGTCTATATTTTAATGAAAAAGAATATAAATTAGTTTCTGTTGCTGCTCTTATACATGATTTAGGACATTCAATTTCATCTCATCTATTTGATGATTGGTTGAATGAAATAGGTATATATTCAGAACATGAAGAAAGAAGTATTGAAATATTTAAATATATGAATGAAAAATATAATTTAGGATATAATAGTAATGATATATCATTTATTAGTAATATAATTAATCCTAATTATGATGAACTAGAATATAGTAAAAAATATTTATATCAAATTGTATCATCTGAGAATGGTATCGATGTTGATAGGATGGATTATATTTTAAGAGATTGTAAATATTCAGGCATGAGATATTCATTTGAACTAGATACTATTTTACAGAACACATTTATTAGTGTGACAAATGAAATTGTATATTCAGAAAAAGCAAAATGTTCTATTGATTCGTTCTTTCATTCTAGATATTCATTATATAAACAATTATGTAATCATCCTACAGTACTTGCTATTGAATATCACATTAAAGAAATTTTAACTGAAATTAATAATGTATTTAATATTTCAGATTCTGTTATAAATGACGATTGGATAAAATTCTGTAAATTTACTGATGATATATTCTCTACAATAGATTTCATAGAAGACCCACGATTAGATAAAGCAAAACAATTATTAAATAATATTAAAACTAGAAATATTCTTAAATTAGTTGGCGGAGTTATTTCTAATAAGGATTTAAATTTAGTATCTGAGAATGAGAATGTAATAGTTATCAAAAAAAAAATTTCATATCATAGTTATTCGTTGCCCCAATATATTTCAAATAGTAAAAATAAAACATTATTAAATTCTAATAAATATCCTGATGAATATATTATTAAAATTATGTGTAAAAATCCTAATGATCCATATGCTTTATCTTTATTAGAATCTATTTAATAATTTAATGGATGATATATAATAAATTTTTTTTATTCTTTATTTTTAAATAATATATTATATATATTAATATAATGTCTAATACTACTCCTCCTCCAACATTATATGATACATTACCATTACAAAAACAATCATTTGTCTTTACAAATATAATAACTAATGATACTTATGATATAGAATTATATCCCGATGATACTAATTTAACTGTTTTAAATAAATTATGTGTAAAATTAAACATTTTAACCGATGAAATATGTGCTTATGTTAATGATTATAAACTTATAGGTTTTTCATATGATAATATAAATATTAAACAAATATTTAATAAAAACAAAATAGATTTATCCAAAACTTATTTAGATGAAAACTTTGTAGACAAAATTGGTAATAAGATAAGTGTATATAAAAATAATTTAATGAATGAACTATTTGAAGAAAATTTTACATCACGGCACCCCGCCGATAAAAATATTTATTATTTTACATTAAATGATTTAAAAAAATTAAAACCAGAGATTTTTGGTGATGACAAATTTATATATTCAGTCGTGTATAAATATTTTCCAAATATTAAAAAAGATTACATTGATAATTACCAAAATAAATCTAATTCAGACTTAAGAAAAAATCATATTAAAAAAATTAATAAACTATTATCTTCTAATAGTCATTATTTAGATATATTAGATAATAATGTAGATAATCTGCTAAATGAAGATAAATTTACTAGTACATTATTAAATTTCAAATGTATTAATATTGAAAATAATATAAATATTATAAAACTATTTTCAGATTATGAATTATCATCTGAAAGGTTTTACACAAAATTAATTCTAGAAGATTATAATAAATCATTTTTTAAATTATATAAACCTGAATTAAAACTACCCCACTCTGATGAGAGTAATTTTTTAAAAAAAGATATATGTGGTAAGCTATTAAATGATTTCTCTGATAATATGTCTTTGCCATATGAATTCGGTGAATATATGCCTCCATCCATACAACCTCGAAATTGTATAATTTTCAAAACATATCTAAAGAGTCATACTCTATTTTATTCATTTATTCTTTTTATGAATGGAAATTATGATTTTATAATTAATAATTATAATGATATAAATATTGATGATGATATTTTAAAAGAATTAAATAAAGATATTAATACTTTAATAGGAGATATAAACAGACCTAGAATTTACACTATTAATGAAATACCTGAATTAATTAAATATGATGATAAAATATGTTTTATAAATAGTAAAATTGAATTCTCAATAGATAAATTCCGCGTCAAGGGCGACTCCATATATGAAAAGTCAAACCTATTAAAATATTTATCTAATTTTTACACACATATCAGAATTGTTAAAGAAAAAATGGATTTAGATCCAGATACCATTATTTTTAAATATAAACGTGTAAGCAATTATGAAAAAACAAATCCAACACAAAGCATTATAAATGTATTACATGATCCAAATATAGATATACCACTTGAAGAGTTTATAGAAATTATTTCAAAAAATACAGGTATAAGTATCGAGGAGGCGACTTTGGAACACCAAAAATGGAGCGAGATGAACGAAAAAAACAAATTTAAGAAAAACGCAAAAACAACTGAAACGGGTGCAGAAATCAGAATAATTAAATACCGGGAAAAATATATTCATTTCACTATTTATAATGTACAATCCAGAGAAGAATTAAATCGAATTATACAATTTATAAAAATATTTATGGAATTGTATAAACAATTTATCAATAACCCCAAACCTAAATGCTCAAAAATCATAAAAGATTTATTTACAAAAGATATTGATAAAAATGAAATAGATGATATAGAAGAAGAACATTCAAAATGGCAATTTATTGAAGATTTGGATCCATCAGGTATGCATAGTTCTCAAGAAGATGATTCGACTTCAGAAACAGATAGTAGTTCAAGTGATTCTGAATATGAAGGCATTGGAGGCAGTAAAATAGGGCTGCCGGGAGGTTATCATGTTATTGAGAATTTAAAAGGTTATGATGATAAATTATTTAGTAAAAACTCCGAAAAATGGAACTACCCCGGAAAATGCCAAGCGAGTTTATTTAGGGTCCCTATACCTCTTCATATTGATGAGTTAGAAAGATTAGAAAAATATGATATTTTGAAAACTGTCAAAAATCCCCCATTAACACAAAATGAAATATGGGAATATATAACCGAAAATACCACGGTCGCAGATCTAAAGAAGGTATTACACGCGCAAAAAATCTTATACTCTGAAAAATTTCCATCTTTTTCAAAACATATCAAGCAACCTAAAATTGGCAATGAAGAAAAAGAAATTTATTATATTTGCCCTAAATATTGGGATATTTCTAAACGTGTTTCTATTCATCCAAGAGATATATATGATAGACTAGATGATATTATCCCTCCTAAATTCAAAGGAGAAACTGAAAAACATATAATGTGCATGCATGATAGTACTAAATACTTTAATAAAGTGAAGGATAAAAAAATAAAAGAAATCATAATCAATTTTTTGAAGTGTTATGATATATATAACCTATTAGTCGACAAACTTAAAAACCCTGAGCATGTCAAGAAGTTAAAAACGTCCTTGGAAGATAGTATGTTAATTATTGAATCGGACAGAAAAGGTCCCGTCGGTTTTATGGACAAAACTAACCCCTGGTTCGCCCCAGGTACCCCTTGCAAAGATACGAAGAAAGACGGCGCCAAAAACATAAAAGATCTCAAAGAAGAAATTGAAAAAAGAAAGAAAAAGAACTACGATGAATTAATCGATTTAGATATGAAATCTTTCAATGACCGAATTATAAAAAAAGTACCTGAAATTTATTATAATTTATTACATCAACAAATAGTTGAATATATAAAACCATCATTTCTTCCGGATGTGAATGTAGATGGATTTTCATTGCCGTGCTGCGGTCAGCACAGTAAAAAAATTCCCAAATTAGATAAAGATAATATTTCAATTACTGATTTGACCCCATCAAATATTAATAAATTCGCTCATATTCATCCGCATCTGCAAACCTTATTTGGGTTCAAAAAAGAATTCCATGATAATAAAAGACATTTGGGAGGTTTTATTAAATTTGGCGTACAACAAAATAACAATTCTTTAATAAATGTACTTAGCAATTTTTACAATAATGATAATGATGATATTGATTTTAAAACAAAAATATTAATAAAATCATTAACTGATGAAAATTCATTATTAACATTTATGAAATGTGGTGATGGTAATATTGTACAATTATTTAAATCCTCTAAGTATAATATTAATGATATTGAATATTTTTTAAATTATATTAAGGAACCAGGAACTATTGAGCAATTAAAAAAAATTAACATTAATAATAGTGAGTTGGGGAATATTAAAGAACATTTTAAAAAATATGGAATGGAAGAGATGGAAGAAAAAGATAAATCTGGTTTTGATAAATATGAATCTATTAATAAATTCAAAGGTTTAATTTATAAGTCTGATATCAATATTAAATTTATATATGATTTAATCATATCAAAAAATAACTTTATCAAATACCTAAATTCAAATGAAATTAAAGATTATAAATATATTTTACCTTTAATGTCCGAAATTAAAAAAGATCATATTTATATATTATTTGAAAATAATGACGATATTATAAATATTCGATTACCATTAAATACATATGATATTTATGAAGATAAAAATAAAGATAAATACATATTTAATTTTATATATAAAGTAGGAGATATATATGAACCTATTTACTATTTTAAAGATAAAGATGAAGATAAAGGAAAAGAAAAAAATAAAAAAAAAGATAAACATAGTACTACAGTTAAAGGCCGTCCTCAGGTTTTGTGCTGTGATATTAAATATTATATGCACGAAGATGATGGCAAAATAAATGATTATATAAATTTAATATTAGATAATATTAGAAAAGAAATAAATGACATAGACTTACTCAAAAGCCTCGAATACTTTTCATTAGTAACATTAATTCCTGAATTAAAACCAGATAATCTGCCTGATAAATTATTAGTTGATCCTTATTGTAAAGTATCTCATGTTATTACTAAAAAAGGATATATATACCCTATAATTCCTTCCAAAATTATTGATGGATATGAATTAATTTATTCATTTGAAACTATTCCTTCTTTTGAAGAATATTTACAATATGGAAACGAGGAAATTATTAAAGAGAAATTTAAAGTCAAAGGGTTCATATTAAATGATAAAAATAATATTATTAATATTGTTTTTAAAAATAATACATATATACCTATTAAAGAAGAAGTATATGATAAAACAAACAAACATATGAGACGTCGACCTATATTAGGTTATAAAGATTTATTTATTATTGATAAAGACTTACAAAATTTTACCCAAGAAACCGATGACAGATATAAATTCACTTCGGATACAGATTACCGAAATTATATCACTAATTTAGCAGTCCAAAACATTATTTATTATATTAAAAATACTTATAATACTAAGGATTATTATACAAATGAACCCGATAAATATAACAAAGGTGGCGAATACGTATTTAAATTAAATCCTAAAAAGGTACCTCGCTGGAAACCAAAAGAGGGACTTCTCTATGTGGAAAAAGATAAGGACACCTCACTCCACCCAGATTACTTCTATGATGAAAATAAATTTTTAGGGACTGTTATAAAAAAAGGCAATGATACCACCACATTGACTAAATTAGAGATAAATGTAACCTTATTAGATGAATTATACTTAATTATAAATAATGGAATACATACGAATTTTACTAAACAAACTAAATTATTTGATTTTATAAAGAAATTTACTGAAGAAATAATTATAGAGTTGTCTGACGATGAATATGAAAAATATAAAAATAATACAGATATTAGTATTTGTTTTAAAAGTAATGATAAATGTTTAGGTTCATGCGAACCGGATAAGAGTGATAATGATAAATGTAAATTATATGTGAAAAAATCAGATATACCGCAATATGGAAAAGGCAAATCATTAATTAATAAAATTATATATAAATTTATTGATTTATTATTAATTCATAAAGATATTGATAAAATATCTAGTCTTTTACAAGAGAATATTAATATAAATGATCTATATAAAAGTGCAAAAAACGATGAAATATTTTTCAATTATTTACAATACCAAAATAAATACATAAATGAATTATTTAAATCAGAATCATCATTTATTAGAAATATTAATTTCTATGATAGAGAAAATACTTATCTAAATCAATCTCGAGAATCTAAACCTATTAAATCTATCATTAAAGGTGTACCTTATATTATTAAAAAAATATTCCCTTATAGTAATGTATTAACATATATTGATGAAAATAATCTAGATTTTAAATCATTAGAATATAGTTTTAAAGAAATTTATACCAATGAAATATCTTCTGAGAAACTTAAAAGTGATATTTTTGATATATTAAATCAGCATAAATCACCCGATAATACTAAACTTACTCGGACACATTATAGTAAATATGATAATGATTTCAGAAATGCCAGTCACCTAACAAATATTGAGGATATTATAGAAAATATTAAAAAAAAGCAATATAAAATCAATCCTTTTGATTTACATATGTTATCACTAAAATCTCCAGACATAGGTTTTTTATTAATATCTAGTAAGTATTCCAACGAGAAAACCCTCAGCAAACTGAAACATACTATACTATTAAAATATCATGAGGAGAATAAAAATAAAGATACTAAATTTATATTATTATATCATTTCTTGAATGAAGATGGCGAATATGATTTAGCTAATATTGTATTTAAAAATAATGAGTCGGATGATGGTGACGGTGATGATGTTGATGGAGATCAATATAAATCATATTTATCACTAGATGAGTTGTTAAAAATACCTGATATAAAAACTATTATTGAAAATGATTATCCAGACCTTATTTAATTATCATAATTTTAATATTTCTTTTAGTAATAATAATGGAGTATTTATCAGAAATTAGAGAATTTAAATTACTTCGCAATTGTATTAATAATGACCCCATTTGTGATTTTTTTCAATTACAATCTTACCTTAATAATGGTTTAAACTTTGAAAAAGACACACATAACTATTTTAATAAATATGTAAATAAAGTATCCTCTGATTTTATAGATGGATTTTTAA